ATGCCCATCGCGAAACCCTGATGCGGGCGCGGGTGAATTCCGCGGTGCGCGCGGTGCTTCCGGCCTATGCGCAGGGTAGCGATCTCGACGCGATCGCCGCCCGGGCGAACGTCCAGCGCCTGGTGATTGAGCCCGCAACGCTCGAGGCGCCGGCGGTGATGGAAACCGACACCGCGCTGCTCCTTCGCTACCTCACCTCTTTCGCGGTCCCGGCGGCCGGATCGCCGGATGCCTATGTCTATCATTCGGCCAAAGCCTGGCCGCAGGCGCGGGACATTTCGGTGCTTGGTCCCGGCGTGCACGGCGTCCCCGGGCGCGCTGCGGTATATTTGCTCGGGCCCGATGGGGCACCTGCGGCGGACGAAATCTGCGATCGCGTGCGCGAGGCACTGCATGCGCCCAATGTGAAGCCGCTCACGGATATCGTCACGGTGGCGCCGGCGGACATCATCCCTTACGAGATTGCGCTCACGATCACGCTGCCGCGCGGGCCGGCGCCGGCCGTGGTCGCAGCGGCGGCGGAGGAGCAGGTGCGCAAGGCCGCCGAGGCGCGCTACGCCATCGGCGCGACCGTCTACGCCAACGCCATCGAAGGCGCGGCTTATGTCGGCAATGTGCTGAGGGTACGGCGCTCGGCGCCCGCGGATGATATCGTCTTAAGGCCGTCTGAGGCGGCGTTCTGCACCGAGATCACGATCACGGTCGAGGTCGAACCGTGATCCCCTATCGCGACCATATCCTTCCGGCTTCGGAGACGCCGTTCAATAAGGCGCTCGCCGCGCTGTCGGCGCGGCTCGAGGCGATCGACGCGCCGACGCGCGAGGTCTGGGACCCTCGGACCTGTCCGCCGCCTTTCTTGGCCGTGCTGGCCCATGCCTTTTCGGTCGATCTGTGGTCGGAAGACTGGAGTGTGGCGCGTAAGCGCAGCATCGTCGCAAATGCAGTGCGCATGCACCGAGAAAAGGGCACGCTCGCCGCGATCCATTCCTACCTGCCCTATGTGGATGCGCGTCCCCTTGCGGTGATCGCACCCCCGCAGGTCGTCTATTCCGGCCCGCGTCTCACGCGCGAGCAGCGCGAGGCCTGGCTGTCCGGGCTGCCGCAGGTTCGCACCTGGCGTATGCGCGAGCGCGGCTATCGCGGGCTCGCGCTGCATGCAGGCGGCTATCATTTCGCGAGCTTCTTTCGGGCAGCCTTCCCGGTGCCATCGACCGCGTTCAAGCGCCTGCAACGCCGCGCCCGTTGGGTGGAGGGCAGTACCGAAACCGACACCCGGGTGAGCGATTACGGAAACTGGTTTCGCCTTCATATCAAAGCGCAGGGCCGCCGGCGGGTTTTCGTGCGCTGCGCTCTCAACGCCCACTTCTTTCAGCCATCAGAGGCATGGCGGCGGATCGTGACGATTGCACCAAAGACCCGCGACTATTGGCGGGCGCCGGTGGGCCCGCATCTCGAGGCGGTTACGTCAGAGCCCGAGCGGATCAAGATCCAGGGGCTCAGAGATGCCGGCGTGTTCAGCGGCCATTACGTCCGCTGCGGATATTTCCGGCCAACGTCTGCGCCGCTTCGCATCTATTGGCGCTTTGCCATTGCCGACGGCAGCCGCATCGTCAGACGGCCTTCGATCCAGTTCATGGGAATCGGGCGCTATGGCTTTCCGGCGCACACCGCTCATGTTCAGGTCTCGATGCCGGCCACCCGCAAAGGCTTTGCCGCCGGCGAAGGCATCCTGTTGCGGCGCTCGAAATTCTGGCTGCCGCATGACCCAAACCGCACCCTCAATGCGCGGCGGGCGCTGATCGCAGCCAAGCGCGCCTCCGACCGCCTCATGATCCGCTACGCGCCGCGGGCGCAGATTATCGCGGGAACGATTTTCCTGGCCGAAATCGATCAGTTCGTCGTCGGCCGCCCCAGCCAAAGGTAAGACAGGCCGTGGAAAAGCAAGTCATCTTTCGTGATTATCAGGAACAGACCGCGTCCGATCACAACAATCTGCAATCCTTCGCGCGCGCGTCGTTCGAGCATATCGTCGATGACGCGGTCACGAAAAGCCATCGCTATGCCGGCTTCAACGTGACCAAGAGCGCGCAGGCCGAAATTGCGGTGGCTCCGGGACGATTCTACCAGGCCGGCGGCGCGGTATTCGCACGCAGTTCGAGCCTCACCCAAAGCATGGTGCCGTATCTTGCAGCGGCCTCGAAGCGCATTGTCGCGGTTTCGGTATTCGGCCAGGAAAACGATACCGACGTCACCGAGCGCGACTTCCTCGTCAACGTCGAAACCAATCAGACAGAACCGGACAGCGTAGCCCTGACCCGCGCGCGAGACGCGGTGCTCGCCTTCACGGCGGGCAGCGAAAGCCCCGACCCGCAGTCGCCCGCGATCCCCGTTGCGCATGTCGCCGTGGCGCATGTCCTGCTCGATCCGACGCAAGTTCTCTCGGTGACTATGCTGACCGACAATGCGGTCGCCTCGACCGAGGCCCTGGACCAGCGCACTGATACATTGGAGGAATTCCGCCGCCAGATTGAGCCGCGGGTCGCTTCGCTTGCGTCTGACCTCGCCGCACTCGCCAATCAGATCCGGCAGAAGGGCGAGATGACCGAGATTGCAAGTCTCTATGTCGACATCGCCCGCATGAAGGAGCGACTGGAACTTCCCGATGACGCCTCCGCCTACGGCGCCGACCGGTTTCTCGATGACGAGGAGAGCGACGCGCAGGACGCACAAAGTCTCGGCTACGACGCCAGGATCGAGGAAGGCCTGCGATTTGCCTCAGCGAACGAAAGCGCGGCCGAGATGGACGTGTTCTCGTCGAACGACCCGAATGCGCGCTTGAGTAACGGGCTCCTGCTTCCGGCCTACACCGACGTCCTGAAATTGCAGGTCGGACCGATGCATTCGGATCTCGGCATCGCCCAATATGGCTTCCAGACCCACGATGTCGTGCAGCGGACGATTTCGCGGCAGCGCATCCGCTATGGCGCGCAGTTCAAGGTGTCGAGCAGCAAGCAATGGTGGCTGTCGGGCGAATACGATCCGGCGACTCGGATCTTCAGCAAGGATGGCGAAAGCTTCCTGGTGCTCGATCCCGAGAAGGTGCGCAAGCACAAGAAAACCCGCCTGGTCGAGATGTTCATCGATGCGTGGGATGAGAGCTATTGGGACCATCTCGTCATCGAGCACCAGATCGTCGGCGCGCAGGTCGCGCAGAGTTTCCTCGTCTCGAACGACATGTGGCTAACCAAGCTCGGCTTTTACCTAACCGCCAAGGGCGCCGATGAAGCCGTCCATCTGACGCTATGCGAAACAACAAACGGCGTCCCTGATCTGTCGAAGGCGATCCTGCACCTCTCGGTCCCACATACGGCGTTGCTCCAGAATGCCTGGAACCGGGTGCAGGTGACGCCTGCTTTTCTCCGCGCCGGCGGGCGCTATGCGCTGGTCCTGACATCGAATGCCGCGCACCGGGTCGGGATGGCGTATGGACAGAGCTATACTGATGGCACCTTCTTCTACTCGACCGATGGCGCCTATTATTACGGCGATCTCACCAAGGACTTGATGATCGAGCTCTGGGGCGCGCGGTTCAACGCGCCGCAGGTCGCGATCGAACTGAAACCCATCAATCTCGATGGCGGCATGCGGGCGATCGACATTCTGGCCAGCACGGTCGCGCCGGAATCGACCGAGCTGATCTATGAGATCAAAGCGCCGGGCGGCGACTGGGTGCCGCTGGCCGCCGGCGGTCCGCCAGCATTGACCGGCGCACCTCCGCTCGTGCAGTTCCGGGCTCGCTTCATTGGCACCCGCGACATGCAGCCTGGCCTGATGCTAGCGGGATCCCGCCTGTCGGTTTCGAGACCCAAGACCTCGTTCCGGCACGTGTCCACGCCCATTACGCTCGCGGCCGCATCGAACAACATCTTCGTGCGGCTGTTGCTCGAATATTTTGACGACACCCCGCATGATTGCAGCTGCCGGCTCCGGATAGGCGGCGCCGATGAATTGCCGGATGTGGTGAGCGATCGGGTGGTCAGCGCGGCCGACGGGCGGATCGAGCGCACCTTCAACTTCCAGCTCGGCGCCGCTGTTTCCGGCTTCACCGTGGTGATCGACGGGGCGACCAATTCACCGGCAGCGATGTTCCATGCCGCCGAGCGCATCCATTGGGCGCTATAGGGGACAGGCGAATGAGCAAATCAGTCAGGAAGCCGAAGCCTCCGTTCGAGGCGGAGAGACTGTATCAGATCCGTCTCAATCGGACGGTTCTGTATAACGGCGTGCGTCTTCGGCCATTTGACATCCATCGGGTCAAGGGCAAGATCGCGAACGCCATTCGCGACGCCATCACGCAAGCGGAAGCCGTCGACTGACATGTCGATCCGCTACGACGTCTACCGGGTCAAGCGCGGCGACAATCTCGGCGACCCGGAATTCTGGAACGTTCGGTTTCAGGAGCTTGATCTGCGCCTGCATGCGCGCGAGCTCGACGGGCAGAAGATTGATACCGCAGTCGACCAGATCACCGCGGTGGCGCTGGAGCGTATCAATACCACGTTCCTCAACTTTCTGGCGGACACCACCAACCGGATGAGCGAAATCGAGGCGCAGTTCGACACCATGCAGGCTGAAATCGCCTCGTCCGTGCAGGCCGTCCAGGCGCTTGCCGATCAGGTCGACGATCTCGTTCAAGGCATTATCGACGACGGGACCTTCTAACATGCCGGCCCGGATCAAACTCTTGCGCTCGGCGACTCCGGGCGCGGTCCCCGCGTCGCTCGAGAGCGGCCAGATCGCGATCAACGAAGCCGACGGCAAGCTGTTCTGGCGGCGGGCCGACGGCGCTATCATTGCGCTTGATCTCAATATTGCGGCTCAGGTCGACCAGGCGATCGCTGAACTCGTGAACAGCGCACCGGCCGCGCTCGATACCTTGCAAGAACTGGCGGCGGCGCTCGGCAACGATTCGAATTTCGCAAGCACCATCACCAATGCGCTGGCCGGCAAGGTGCCGGCAACGCGAACCATTTCCGCATCCGGCCTCGCAACGGGCGGCGGTAGTCTTGCCGACGATCGTGCGATCAACGTGCCGGCGGCGTCACAAGCCGAGGCGGAGGCTGGCACCGACAATTCCAAGGCGATGACGCCACTGCGGGTCGCGCAGGCCGTGGCCGCCTTCGTACCCGATGGCGTTCCGCCGGTACGACAAATCCAGGCGTCGGGACTTGCAACGGGCGGTGGCGATCTTTCCGTTGACCGCACGATCAATGTGCCGGCGGCCTCCCAGGCCGAGGCTGAAGCTGGCGCCGACAATGCCAAGGCGATGACAGCCTTGCGCACTGCGCAGGCGATCGTAGCGCAAGGCAATGCCAAGTATCAGCCGATTCCGGCGTCATCATCCTACCCCGTCGGCACCCTGATCCTGGCTTTAAAGAATAATTCCGGCGGCGTGAACGATGGCGCGTCCATTGCCGGGTCGAATTTGCGGCGCGCTGTGTTCGGGTACGACAACAGCACCGGCGCGTTTGCGATGGACACTGGGGCCGGCAACCTACCGGGAACCTGGATGAACGTGTCGGGCCATCAGATCAGCCAGTTGACGGTAGGCCAAAGCCGCGGCGCTGGATATTTCGTGAGGACGGCATGAATACCAGCATTAGCAATCTTCGCTATGCCGATCCGGACGCCGTGCTGATCGATATGGACGTCACCCGCGACGACGAAACCTTCCCGTTCACCTATGCGCCGGACGACAACGCCCCGTTTTCGAATGAGGTGCGTGCACTGTTGCAAACCGGCAGTTATGCAATCGAGGCCTATGCGGAGCCCGTGCCGGATGCTGCAGCCTTGCGCGCCTATGCAGCAGTGACGCGCTGGCGCAAGGAAATCGCCGGTATCTCAGTCGGCGGCCTCAATGTCGCGACCGACGATCGCTCCAAGGCATTGATCCAGGGTGCCTATCTGCAGGCGCAACGCGATCCGGCTTTTACCGCACAATGGAAAACCGCTGCGGGCGCCTTCGCCACCATCGGCGCTGCCCAGATCGAAGCGGTGGCGCTCGCCGTCGCAGCCCATATTCAAGTCTGTTTCGGGAAGGAGGCTGAAGTCGTCCAAGCTATCGACAATCACGTCATCGACAGCTTTGCGCAGATCGACGCAGCCTTCGATGCGCTGACCTAAGCAGCGCGCCACGACCGGTGCGCGCAAGCGTTGTCAAGGCCGATGGCAGCTGACGCCTTCTTGGATCGGCGGGCATGGAACGTCGCCGTAGGAACAGAAAACGCAACAGTCGCCTGTTAGTGGCTTCAACCGCTCACCACACCCTTTGCAATCATAGAAAAACTGGCAGGCGTCGATGGGCATTCGCTCCACGGATTTGTGACCGCATTTCGGACAGGTGATCGTCGATTCTGAAATCATGGCTTTGATCCTCCAGTTCAATATACCCCAATCGTTTGTGTCAACCCCGCGACAATTAGGACCAAACCTAAGGCCCGCAAAATGCTGTCCGTGTGCCACCGGATTACCAAAGTGGTGCACCCTTGCGAGATGCTGAGCGCGAGGTCGTGAAGGGTCGGCGGCACGATGATCGATAATAAAGCGCGAATTCGCGCGCAAACATGCACCACAAAGGGTCGCGGCGCGCGGCCCTTTTCTTTTCCAGCCTTTGCAGCGGAGCTAACTTGATGTCCTCTCCCACCTTCGGCATTTCGATCACGCGGGTCGATAACCAGCCGCGGCCCGCGATCGTCAGCGATATGTCCGTGGTCGGTCTTGTCGGCACCGCGCCGCAGGCCAACGCAGAAGTGTTTCCGATCAATACGCCGGTCGTCCTCTACAGCGATGACACAGCAAAACTGACCGCACTCGGTCTGACCGGAACGCTACCGGACGCGATCGAGGGCATCAATGCGCAGCTCGGCGAATTCCAGGTCGCGGCCCTGGTGGTGATCGTGCGAATCGAACAGGGCTCCGATATCTGGGCCACCATCGCCAATGCGATCGGATCGTCCGCCCAGAAAACTGGCATCTGGGCCTTCACTCTGGCGGGTCCGGTGCTGGGCGTGATCCCCCGCCTGATCGCAGTGCCTGGGCTGACCTCTCAGCAATATCAGGGCTTAGGCTCCCTTGTGCTCGGCACGCAAGGGACAAATCTGACCGAGGACCCGGCCGTCGAATTTTCAGGCGGCGGCAACGATGCGGGCAAGATCCTGCCAGAAGCCCATGCCGTGCTCGGCGAAGGCGATAATGCCGGCAAGGTGGTGTCACTCATCGTTGATAATCCAGGCGCCCATCTCTCCGGATTGCTCACGGTGTCGTTTTCGGGCGGCGGCGACGATCCGGACAAGGAGCTTCCGACCGCAACCGCGACCGTCGAGATCCTTGCCAATCCGGTCTGTGCCGCACTCACGCCGGTGCTCGAAAAGCTTCTTGCGGTGGCCGTGGTGGACGGCCAGGCAACGACGCAGCAGGCCTATACCGATTGGCGCGAGACCATGCAGAGCCATCGGCTGATCCCGGTTGAGACCGCGGTGAAGGTCGGGGTCAACGCCGTGGTAAAGCCTGCCTCGCCCCGGGTGATCGGCATTGCGGTTCGCCGCGATCACGAATTCGGCGGCCGGCCGTTTCATTCCTGGGCGAACCAGCCGGTGCAGGGCGTCGTCGGTCCGAATCGCCCGATCGAGTTCTCGCTTACTGATGGCGCCACCGAAGGCCAGGTTCTGCTCTCGCAAAATGCCGGCATCGTGGTGCGCGGCGAAATGGGGGTTGAGACCGCAATCGCCTCAGGCGGCTTTGTCTATATCGGCACCGACAATTGCTCCGAAGACCCGCTTTGGCAGTTCTACCATATCGTGCGCGGCCGCGATTTCATCCACCTGATGTTCCTGCGCACGCTTCGCGGTTTTCTTGGCCGGCGCAACATCGATTACGGCACCGTGCAGGACGTGCTCGACACCATGCGTTTCGCGCTGCGCGATCTCAAGGCTGACGGCGATATCATCGACTACAAGGTCGGCTTTACCCGCGACCAGAATTCGCCGGAGCAATTGCGGCTTGGCAAGTTCACCGTGGACTTCGCCGCCGAAGAGCCTCCCGTGCTGCGTCATCTTGGTATCCGCTCGGCGCGCTACCGCGCCGCCCTGGACGTCCTCCTCGACGACCTCCTCTCGCAGATCGACCTGGCCGCGTGATGTGGTTTTCCAATTCTTGCCGGTATAGGAGCACGACGTGAGCACGCTCTATGTCCTCGAAGCCACCAATCTGTTCTGCGGCGATCACGACCCAAAGAACTCCAAGCATCTGACCCTGCAGGAGCTGAAGCTCCCGAGCCTGGAAGCCGAGTATCAGGACCATATGCCGGGCGGCTCCAAGGTCGGCATCGA